ATGCTTTAGGTTCCTCACGAATCCGATGAGCGAGTTGTAAATCCGTGGTAGTAATACCACCGAACAACACGTTCCCATCCTCGTCAGCAACTTCAGGCAATCCAATACCGCCCCACTTTTCGGGCATAAACCACGGCACATGTACCGATTTCAATGTCAACCAATGTTCTTTCACAAAACTTCTCATTATGTTAGCGTGTAGCCTTAATGGCGCCTGCCGGATTAAATCCCTGCATCTCACACCTAGTCCATCAATCGTATCTGCAACTGCATCAACTCCAACTTTTTCTCCGGAACGTTTAAGTCCGAAAAGTAAGCCGAGGTTGACAAATTTTGTTTGTACGAAAGGATTAACCATCATAATATCAGTTTCATTCCCATCATCATCATACTCTGTGCCCCACCGCTCCGGTTCTGTATTTTCGACCCGCTTGAAATTCGCACTATTAATTTGTGCAAACTCACGCGAGAAGAAGTATTTACCGATGCTAGGCGTAAGCCCAATGTATGTTGTGATATCCTTCCACAGCTGAAGTCCTTCAGCCGTCGTCTTAAAAACGACGTCGTCACCGTTGATCATGATAGTTGATTCCGCGATTGTCATATCTTTACGATATGCCACTTCAAGGGACCAACGACACATGGCAGCGTTAGCGATACATAGGATTGGAAATGACGTGACTGAACCCATCAATTGACCCCATTTTTGTTCCACGAATGTCGATAGCTTGTCATCAACAAAAGTGTGCCCCGTTAAACTACGTACAAACAAAGTCCGCTCATCATCAGTTAATTCGATGCATGTTGCGATCTCGTCAGCAATGATATTACTAACCCAAGGAGCTAAGTTATCTGTCGCGGCACTGTAGTCGCCGGATAAATATGCTTCGCCTTGTTCTAATTCATTGCCTAGACGTTCACGAACATTCCATCGGTCGGCTGGTTCGCCGATTAGACAGAATGCAGGATGGCGCTTAAGCGTGCGCCAAGTGAACTTTTGTAGTGGTTTCATTACGAACGCCGTTAGCGGCGGGCCTTTCGTGATAACTCGTACTTTGAGGGATTCAGCCAACCCTACTGGTTTTACCAAAGGTAATTCAAGTAGGGCACGTCTGAGTGCTTCAAGGTACAATGTATCATATTGGGTCCGCAACATATCGACATTCGCCTTTAACGAATACCGGGGTGCACCAATGTATTCCTCTCCTGCCACCAATTCAAATTTTACATTGGATTGGCCTACACCGCGTTCAATTTCATGAACGTCTTCAATCATCGCTTCAAA